TTAGATGTTGTCATAGAGGGGGCCCCATCATACCAAGGACTGCTAGGTTGATCGAACCCCCAAGAGTTATTTGGAGCACTAGGAGAAGTACCTGAGTCAGAGGTTACCGCAAAGATATATTCAATACCCGCTCCATCATCTCCATCAGCTCCAGCAACTCCATCGTCTGCAAACCTTCCTACAACCGTAGAACCCGACCAGTTATCAGAGACAGTAGCTCCCGCTGAAGGCGTTCCTGCAACATCTCTTTGAGCTCTCCAAAGAGCTTTATTAGATGTTGTCATAGATGGAGCTCCATCATACCAAGGACTACTAGGTTGGTCGAATCCCCAAGAGTTATTTGGAGCACTAGGAGACGTACTTGAGTCAGTGGTTACTGCAAATATATATTCAATACCCGCTCCATCATCTCCATCTGCTCCAGCAACTCCATCGTCTGCAAACCTTCCTACAACCGTAGAACTAGACCAAGTATCGGAGACAGAAGCTCCGACTGAAGGCGTTCCTGCAATATCTCTTTGTGCTCTCCAAAGAGCTTTATTAGATGTATTTACAGATGGAGCTGCGTCATTCCAAGGACTGCTAGGTTGGTCGAATCCCCAAGAGTTATTTGGAGCACTAGGAGACGTACTTGAGTCAGTGGTTACTGCAAATATATATTCAATACCCGCTCCATCATCTCCATCTACTCCAGCAACACCAGTAAGCCCCGTAGCTCCAGTATCTCCATCGTCTCCATATCTCCCTACAACCGTAGAACCCGACCAGTTATCAGAGACAGTAGCTCCGACTGAAGGCGTTCCAGCAATATCTCTTTGTGCTCTCCAAAGAGCTTTATTAGATGTTGTTACAGCAGGAGCCCCGTCAGACCAAGGACTACTAGGTTGATCAAACCCCCAAGAGTTATTTGGAGCACTAGGAGAAGTGCTTGAGTCAGCAGTTACTGCAAATATATATTCAACACCAGCTCCATCATCTCCATCAGCTCCTTGAACACCAGCACTTCCCGCTTTCAAAAAAGGAATAGTAATTGCATAAGTAGATTGTAAATCAGTATTAGACTCATCTGATGCTTCTGTTATTGTAACAGTAAAATCCAAATCTACAACCGGATCAGGAAATGCATCTACTTTATCTAAAGTTTTAACATAAGTTTTTCCACTAGTAGGGTCGGAAAAAGTTGTTTCTGCACTTTGACTAATTTCCGAATTATTAAATCCAGTACCAGTTATTTTAAATTTAGGGCTGATAAATCCATTTCCAGTAGCAGTAAGTATAATATTAGTGTAAGAAGTAGTAAGAACTTCAGCACTATCAAAATTCAATAAATTTGGGGAAGCCTGTAAAGTAGCAACTCTGCTGCGAGTAAACACAGATTCATCTATAGTTAGCTGGACGGGGAATATTTCAAAAGTTCCCGAATTATTCCTTACAGCATAAATAACTGCATCATAGTTTCTATCCGTAGTAAATCCCTGTACTTTAATAGTTGAACTTGCTATAGCAGTATTAAAAGTTTTATCAATAGTTATAGATGTATTTGAATCTATAAAAGTAACTTTTGCGGCTTTTGTACTACTAAAATATATTATATCGTCGATGGCGTATTCAGTAGTAAAAAGTGTATTAGTTCCAATAACACTATTTGATCCTGCAACTACAGAAACTGTCCCTGTTTTAGTTACAAAAGTACTTTCTGGGGTTACATCTCCATCCCCTGAGTCATAATAGTAACCTACGTTTAAATTATTAGAAGTAGAATGAACTAAATCTTCATGTTTAATAAGTTTTAAAGGATCATTACTATCACTGGCATCAAAAACTATATAATGAGATTTAGTTTCTGCCTCATGAGCAGTCATTGAACTAAAATTTAAAGAAGCTATATCACTACAATCTTGAGAGTATCTATTTGCGTGCCCATTTTGAAAACTGTTATAATGCTGAGGAGCGCCTGAACTAGCAAAAGACCACCCTGTTCCAGATTCTGTTTTAAATATCCCCCCAGTAGTTATATAGCTATTTGTACTCATAACCCCGCCCATAGGTATACCATAGTTTCTTGTAACTTCGGGATTTATAATAGAATTAGCTATTTCAAAATTCTTGACAACTTTTTTTGACTTATGTCCTTCTGTATTAACCGCACATATTCCAATACTATATATACCTTCAGGTAAGGCTATATTTCCAGAAGAATTTATAGTTGGATCACAAATATATGGAGACTCAATATTTGGAAGATTATGATGTATTTCATAACCAGCTAACTTATCATAAACATCACCCTCAGAATCTAGGGGATGCTCCCAATGAATTCTTACATTTCGCGTTCTTTCATTACCTGGCATAATTAGTCTCCAATGTCCACTCCCAGATTTGTAGGAGCCGGTACAACAATTGCCGGCGCCAATAGAGTATCTACATAAGGTCTCCCAAAATCTTCATCAACAGCATCAAATTTTTCATTAAAATGTTCTACAGCAGATATTCCAAATTCATTCTTTTTAGACTCAGTTATTCCTAATATTTTATACATTTTCTTAGAACCTTCTCGTTCTAAGCCACTGGAAGTAACGGTTTCTTTTAATAACCAAATAGCTTCTCGATCAGGGGTATAAGAAAAATCTTCAGATACTGTTAAAGAAGTTACTGAGCCTGAAGAAGTATCAACTGTTTTACTTTGTACATGAGTATAAGGCGCCCAAACAATTTGAACTATAGTATCATCATCATCTTGAATATTTGAAGCAGTTTCTTCAGTATAAGATCCAGGAATAATATCTCCCATATTATATACTACTGTACTTATAGTTGCAGTATCTTGAGCTAAACGAGCTACAGGCTCTTGAATAAGAACACTTAGTTCATAAACACTACCTGAATTTAATACAATTGTTCTATCTAAAGGTATTTCACCAGCATCAAGAGTTCCAGTAGTAGAAATTCTTCCGCTATAAGCTGTATCATAACGGTCTGCATCTTGAATATTTATTATATCTCCAGGGCTTATAAAAGCTCCACTTATTGCTGTTTTAAAAGATACTACTTCAGTTTGATTTATAGCAGTCCATAATTTCCAACGCCCATAACGAGTAGCTTGTCCCATAGATGTTGCGCCGAAAGCAACCGCTTCTTCTATAATTATTTTGCCAGTTTTAACTATATTTTCTCTATCTTCTACTAAAAGAGCTTCTGGTACATAGTCATTCTCAGGATTATTCCAAGTAACTGCGACTTGATTAGATCTTAGTTTTGAACCTGTGCCCTCATAATTAAATTTTCCATCAATAACATTACCTTTTGTAAAATTATAGATTGGATCTCTTGCTTGATCTATTACTGGCAAAATATTACCTTCAGCCCAGAACAAAATGGCTCGAAAAGTAGTTGCCATATCTTTTAAAACTTTATAGGCATCTGTAGCTTTTGCAAGATAAATATTAGCTACAAAACGTGGTTCTGTACCTCCTTTTCCATCTGGAACTAATTCATCACAATATCTTGCGATTCTGTATAATGCATATTTATCTATATCAGAAGTCTCTATCCAAGTACCTAAACCATATCTATTATGAGTTACAATATCATAAAATACCCAAGCTGGATTATCTGTATATTGTAAATCTCTAAAACTGCCATCCCAATCTTGATCATCAGTTGCATGAATTGATCCATTAGAATTAACTCGTCTATAATGAGCAATGCCATTAGTAGATTGATCCCGAGTAATATAATTACTAGGTATTTGTATTAGTCTGCCCTTACACTCATAACTTCTTTTAGGTATACTTCCAAATTGTTTTGCATTACATCTAACTTGTGCAATAGCCGTATAAGGATGGTTAAGCCGCTCTCTTATTATACAAGTAGTACTTAGCCATATTGAATTTAACATAACAGAATTATTTTGATCATAATTACCATTTTGCATGGGGCCAAGGTCATCTCTACTAGCTCTAGTAATTCTAAATTTAAAATCGTTAAAAGGTTTATATTTATCTAAAGATACATCTTCTTGAAGAAAGAAAGAACTACTAGTTGCTGCAACATGATAGGTAAAGTCCCCACTAGCATTTATATTATTAAAACTGCCAAAACCATCCCCCTTATCAATAGCTATTTCAATTAGATACGCAGCAAGTCCATCATACCACGATTTTTGGCCTTTTGATATTAATCCAGCAGGATAAGAAAAAACTATTTTAACCATATCTACCTGACGTGCTGTTGAACTAGAAAGTGCCATATCACTAGAGGTTTTTGTATATGCGGTTGCTCCAGCTGTAGTGGGCCAAAAGCTGTTGAGATCTGGATAGTCAAGATTTTGATTTATAGTTGAAGAAATAGAAGTAGCCCCAGAACCATTATAAACATCATCTATTGGAGTTTGACCCAGTGTGCCCCTTCTAAATTGATAATAAAATCCTTCTATTGAATTAGTATCTGAAATAATATTATTATTAGCAAAGTCATTATTAAAAATAGAATCTGAAATATCCGCAGAAAAATCAGATGAAACTGTATTGGTAGAAGAATCTAAAATTAAAGCATCTTCACTTATACTAGCAATTTTAAAAGGGGCATGTACTTCAAGAATATACCTATTCATAGAAGGACCTGAACTATCAACCCAATCAAATGGTTTATATCCACTAATGGTTGTACATTTTGCTGAGGTAGTACTAGCTATACTATTAATTCGGGCATAAAGATCATACTCAGTCGGACCCTGAGCTGCAGTAAGTTTTAATGTTATATATGGCTGATTACTTGGACCTAGTGATGAATTATATAACATATAGCTTTCGAAGAAAGCAGATCCAGCAGTAAGAGTAAAAGAAACTGGATTATCCGAATCATTGGCTATAGCACTAATATCATTATCTGTGGCTAAGCCTTTAATCACTAAAAACTTATCCCCATTCTCCCCTCCCCCTACCCAAGGCGTTAAATCTTGTGGCAAGTTGGCAATAGATACATCAGTATCGCCCGAAGTCATAGTAAATATTGCTCCTGTAGTAGATAAAGACACTCCAGCTTGTTCTAAAGTTGCCGCAGGAGAATTGTCTAAAAATATAGAAGCAGCTTTAAAAGGGAGTCCTTCTATAGGTCCTTCGGAAATTATATCTGTCATAGAAATAACTTGATTTTTTAAAGGCGTAGATAAAGGTATATAAGACCCACTCTTATTTTTTAAGTTCATTCCATGATTTTTTATGCCCGCCATTATATTAGCCTTAATTCTACTTGTCGTAGAACCTCTTTATCAAAACCTGTTAAATCTGACTCTGCGTTAATTAAAAAGTTTTTAACTATACCATCCCCATTATAATTAGCAAATTCAATATCATTAATAAATATTCTTCTATCTGCTGTACGAAGTGAATATACAATAGGTATTTTATCTATTTTAATTGCTAATGGACTGTCTTTAACCATTATAAACTCATCGTTTTCTTTTACAAAATGGCCCCCCGCAACTATAACACCTTTATAATCATGCATTTCATCTACGCTTGTTTTAAATTGAAATACACCTGTAACTTCTCCACCTTTGATATTATCACCAAGTTCAATATCTTTAATTTTCTTTTCAGAACCATCCGCCATTTGTATAAAAGTATCGGGATCAAAGCAATCCTGCTGACCCTCTCCTCCTTCTTCATCGCTATGGCTCGAACCCATACCCCCAAACCCAGCCCCAGAAAAGGAAGACAAAGCTCCTGCAGTATTCAATGCTACAGACACTGGTTGTCCTGGAACTCTTAATTTTCCATATAATAAGGGGACCGGGTCTCCTTCTACTACTATTGCTTCGGTTCCATTATATAAATAGCCCTCTTCTTCTTTTTCATCAGTGGCAGGATCGGGTGCAAGCATGGCCTGTATACCTTGCACAGCCAGAGACATGCCCACAGCTGTAATCATAGAACCCCACTTTGCATACTCCACTCCCCACATAGCCCCTTTCATCCCGCCTACATAAAAGCCTATTACAATTAGTATCGCACCTGTAATTATTTGACCCATTTCACTTTTTGAGCCTGCAGGTATTGCGGCAATAGTAACATCTCCTTCTTTTATAGGAGTAAGTAGTTCTTTTTCTTCAATGTTTTTACCCGCAAAATTAATTGTAAAGCCAACCCCCTTATCATGACTTTCTAACAAATATTCTTTAAAGCCAGGGCGATTACAATCAATATTTCTAATTATTTCCCCATAATTATCAGCGTACATAGAAAACTCAGAGCCAAACTTCTTCTCTATTTCTCCAACTAAGTATACTTTACGTTTCATATCTATACGCCTGTTTAAAAAATCTTTTCCACAAGGGATATATGTTTTCCCTACATGAAATCCTATTTTCCATATGATGATAAAATAAGTCGTTACCTAAATAAACCCCACAATGATTGGGGATATTCCTCTCTATTGCAAAGATTAATAAATCATTCTTTTGTAAATTATCTACAGGACTAAAGCCCCATTCTTTAATGTGCTCATCCGTCATATAATTTTCATCTGATTTCCACCAATCTTTTTTATATGCTCTTTTCTTTTTTAAATCAATATACATTTCTTTTCTGTAATAATCTCTTACTGCTTCTAAACAGTCTGTAATTCCCCATTCATAGTCTCTACCCATTAAAGGAATATCTGAATTTTTTGGCTCCAATTTATAACAATCCATGCTAGGATAACTAAAAATATAATACGGTATACCAGAAGCATTACAATATTTTATATCAGATGTACTAGGCTCACAAGAAGCCTCCACATGACTGTGTACTATACCTACAATATCATGAGTATGATATATATTAAGATACTCTTCTGGGTCTAACGCAAAGTCATCATCTCCTGCAGCTACATTAGTACAAGGAATCCATTTTAACTTCCCCCTTTTTACTGCTAAAACACCACAACCCTCTCTAGGGGCGCATTTTTCAAAATGCTTCAATATAGAGGAAAGAATTATAAAACTAATCATCGATACTTTTCACTCCCTGGAAACCCACCAAAAGGGAGAATTTTTTCTGTATTCTTATCAGTAGAGGGTAGATTATTGTTGCCAGAATCTGGTTGAAATTGAAATCTACATTTACAAGAGTTTAATATTTTTCCACACAAATCTCCTCTTACCCAATAATTAGATCCAATAACTGGAGTTTGTGCTACTGGAGTATCTCTTACAGCTCTCCAAATTGTATCATTATATTCTACATAAGTATGATCATCTTCATCATACGTATAAGGGCCGGTACTACTAGTCCAAGCGGTGTAACTCCATGCTCTTGTCCAAAAAGTAGATCCATAAGCAGGCGTATTTCCAGAATGACTCAAAGAATCTGATCTCCAAGCATCTCCTGCATGAGTTACCCAATTATTTTTTCCATATGTAGTAGAAGAACTCCAAGCGGTGTAATTAAGACTAGAACTTACTATAGGTTCATCCTTTATATTGAAATAAGCTTTATATTCAGTACCATCTACAAGTACTTTACTATTAGTAGCCCAAATACATCCTCCTCTTGAATTTGAAATAACCCCTTGATATTCCCAACTACAGTATTTTCCTACAACAATTCTATTAGGTAGTTTTACTCCTTCAAGGTCTGAAGCTGCAGCTAGTTCAAATATTATAGCTACTTTATTCTCACTTGCAATTCTATCAATTATGAATTTTTCTGTTGGAAATTCAATAGGAGGAGCACTAGTTCCTGTATCATCATCTTCACCTACTAAATATTTTTGTAAAGTTGTTCGTCTAATTAATCTTTTTCCAATTAGATCTTTATTGGTCATGTCTATAGCATCACTAAATGTTGCTAGTACATTTGCTACAGTTAAGGTAGGGCGAGCAGAGGCTCCGTCCGTCTTTCTTTCTATTCCTTTCATTTCTATAGGAATAGCAGTATAAGTTCTCGGGGTATAAGGACTAGTTTTGTCTCTAAATTGTACCTCAGTAGCTGCATCTGCCCCAATTCCCGAATGAAAATATAAAGTAGTGCTATTATCGAGTATTAACTCAAAAAGTTCTATCAGGCCGCTGCCTGGATCTTGTTTCTGTACTGCATCTATTAATGTTGTCATGCTTCATAAACTCTTCTAAATGTTGCGGTGGCGCTATAAAAATCTCCGTAATCATAGCTAATATCAAAAGTATCACATACTACTTTAACTGTAGTTTCTTGAGGGCCGGGATTAGCAGCTACATTACTATCTGGAATGGTAAAATTAAATGCTGTAACTCCTTGTAAAGAATCTAAATATCCTACAATATCATCTATATCTGCTTTTGTTCTAGTTTGAAAAGCCACACTAAATGTTTCTTTTACAGAGTTAATTCCATCTGCAAGCCTTTGCTCATACCCGTCTCCAAAAGTAGCTAAATGAATTTTCGGCTTAGATGATCTTTTTAAAGATTTATCTGGACGAATGGTTTTAGCACCAAACGCTGCGGAAGTTGTGAATCCTATAGCCATTATGCTGTCCCGTATCTATTGAGAATTCCACCAGCTCGTTTCTGGTTTTGTAATTCTTCTTGAACGGCTTTAGCAATAGCTAGTCCAAGCCCTTCACTATCCTCACCCGATGTTGTAGTTTGACCATCAGATGTAACATTTACAGTTACATTATTATTTTGTGCGCTACTTCTCATATCTACTGGAATACCTTTACCGTTTGGTAGAGGCACAACAGCTTCATTGTGTCTGCCTTCCCCTATTAGACCAAGTGTTGGACTAGTAGCTATTCCTCCTCGAGCAAACTTACGAAAGCCTCCAACCGCAATACCACCACCAGCAAACATAGTAGAAAGAATACTCATAATCCCACCCATTGCCACCGAACCAGCTGGGCCGCCCATGAGTTGTGAGAACATATCACCTAATCCGCCAAATATCCCACCTAGACCTGAAAGAAAGCTACCCTCTCCTCCGAAAAAGTCACCTAGCTTAGTCATCCATGGAGAGTCAGCACTAAAGAAGCCAGTTAATTTACTCAGGAAACCACCCTCCTTTTCTATTGGCTTCCCAATTGGGTTACCAAAAGCATCTACTGATCCCGGTGCTTTTGTCCCTGACATGAGGGGGTTAATCTTTTCTCTATCTTTTCCAAATAATGTATCTCCCCAAGAAGGTTTATCTTCTTCCACTT